ACTTTTAATGCTTTGTGTATTGCTTCGTCTTTAGTCATAACAATGCTTCCTCATAATTATCCCAATCAACAACGTATTTAGGCTCAACAACCTCAACTGTACCCTCTGCAGGATAGTCAAAGTATCTAACAGGCTGACCTTCATCATCTAGTAATACCCACATTACAAACTCCTATAAAACGCTTGTTCGTTGACATAAGTGGCTTTATTGTAATCATACAACAACTGTGCAACACCAGGATGCCCTGTGCTGTTAAAACGTACCTTCTGTATGTGTACTTGTGTTTCTTGTGGTGCGTTCATTACGTCACGCCAAATGGTTATGGCATTATCGCATTTGTTAAAAAAATGAGCACTACCGGCAATGTCATAAGGTCTAGGCACAGGATAATTACCTTCTTTATCTTTAGCCATTTTAGTTGGATGCGCTACTAAAAACAAATGACATCTAAACTCACGTGCAGCTCTACGTAGTTCTGTAAGCACACGGCTGATGTATTCTGTTTCTGTTAGTCCTGCTGGTCTGTAATGGTCCATCTCATTCCAAGGGTCAATCACCATAGCTCTAGGCTGTGTAATAGACATGTCTAACCAAGGCAAAGCTTCGTTAATAATGTCAGTAGGTGTAAAAGCAGTTTCTTCAGGCTTAACAAACGCAAAGTTCTTATTCATTCTGTCAATAGAAGCTACCATCTCATCCTGTGACATACGATTTGAACCAAAGAAAGGCTTGCCTGCGTACTTCTCTATGATTTTTTTAGCGTGCATCTCTAAAGGATGGTTTTCAGGACTAAACATAGCAATACGGTAATTGTGATTGATTGCAAGATTAACACATAGGGCATCAAGCCACTCCGACTTTCCATGGGAAGGCATGCCAGTAATAACAGTAAATTCACCGTGTTTAACAGTAAAAAACTCATCCACGTTACTCCATCCAGTTGTATGTCCACGTGCAACTCCCGTTTCGTAAAGGTTTTCAATATCGTTTATAAGGCTTTTAGGATTTATAATCATAGCGATGGATGTCCTATTTTTAATGGATTAACGCCAGCCCAGTTATCTCTAATTGCTTTCATAAGTGCAGAATCCCAATCAATGTATGTATAGCCTTTAGATTGAGCCGATAAAACAAAATTGTCAAAATGTCTTTTTAAATCACGATAACCGTTTTGATTAGCCCAGCTTATTACTCTATCGCTGATAACAAAATCTTTAGGAATTGTGGTTTTGTTTACTCTCTTCTTTTCTGTTCTCTTCTCTTCTATTACCTCGGACATTCTAGGGACACTATCGGGAGTTGCTTGGGACAATGCGTATCTCTTTGAATCTCTTAAGATTTGTTGGGTATATTCATCAGCTCTAGTTGCCATTTTCAAACAACTAATAATTCCATCCGTGTTTTCAAAAAGTTCTAATTCAACCATATAAGTCATAATATGCTGAACTAAATCCGCACTCAATTTAAAATCATCTGCAATTAGTTCTGCATCATGTTCTAATTCAAAGGTAAGATTATGCTTTTCTACGTTCCTAGCAACAAGCTCTAAACAATACCAATATATTCCATAACCTTGAGCGCCATATTTTAAACGTAGCTTTTTTAATTTAGCATCGTTACTAGCATCTGAATCGTGTTTAAACCATTTCATTATATATTCCCCCATTGGTCTGCCATGGCATCAGCAATACCTTGAAATGTTTTGTTACGCATCTTCTCACGTTCTTTTGGTGGAAGGCATGAACTTTCATAATACCAATGTGACATACGCTTGCCACTTTTAGCAACCCATACATCACCTTTATCTACAATGTTAGTAGGCTTTAGTAAAGGTAATCCTTTTAACCATAGGCAAGTTTTTTTTGTGCAACTATGACCGTATTCGTATGGCTCAATAATTTGACTTGGCTTTTGATATATTGTACTCATAATTCCAACAGGATTTTCTACAGCAATTTTAGATATTGGTGCATTAATCATCTGCATAAACAAATCTATACCTTGTTGTTGTCTACCATCTTTACGCTTTTGTTCAAAATGTCTAGCCCCACTAACGGCAAGATGTGTGCATGGTGGGTGAGCAATCATTAAGTCCCATCCATCAGCTAATATATCCATTACGTCTCCTTGATAATGATTACCAGGAGCATCTGTAGGCTCTAAATCACATGACCAAGCATCATGCCCAAGTTTAGCAAAAGCATCTCTTACAGTTCCGCTAAACTCACAAGCTATTAAAACTTTCATAATTTTTTTCCAAAAAAAAGGGCTGCTAAATAGGTGGGTCAAGCACCTAAATAACAACCCTGATACCAGAGGCATCAATAATTGCGACTTCTTGACCAAGCCATTATTCATACCACTACCATAATATTATCACATCTACTATCAATAGTTAATATAAATTTTATTTATCAAACTAACTTGTACGATTTAAAAATAAATGCAAAATAATTGTTAATAAATGAAAAATATATGTTGACACAAGTTTCAAAGTCGATACAATGAGCACATCAACAACAGGAGAGCAACATGGATAACTTAACAATCGTAGTATTAGGTCTTGCAGTATTTATTATAATTTTATTAATTGCTGAAGTGTTATCTAAATTTTTTGATTGGAAATAATCATGAGCGACCATAGAGAATATTATCTTAATAACCCACACGAGATACCAGCAGAGGATGATGACATGGAATGGTTAGAAAATGCAATTGAAGATGCAGCAGACGAAGATGCTTTTGTTGCAGAATTGTTGTTTGATGAGTATGTAGACTATGATGTTACAAAAGAATATTTACGTGCAATGTTTAAATCATATTGCGTTCGTTTACATAGCACTAAAAAAGATGCTAAAGAAAACGCTGAAAAAGATTTATTAATATTTGCCAAAGGTCTTATGGCTTCTATGTACACGGCAGCTGAAGAAATTGTTGCCGAAAGGAGTGAATAATGTGTCAAGCTATGTATGAATACCAGGTAACTCGTGAGTTAGATGACGAGATAGACGAGGATGAATTGGTCTGCGTTTATTGTGGTGAACCTAAAGGTGATAGTTTAAGTTGTTGTGAAGAAAATCATTTTGTTCCGTATAAAGATATGTTATAGTATCAACCTAGAAACAAGGAGAATGTAGTGAAAGAGCAATTGTTAATTAGCGTAGACGAAGCTGCACAGATATTAAAAGTGTCGCCAGTTTATGTAAGACGTTTATGCACAAACCAACGCATCAACGCAGTACGAGTTGGCAATCAATGGGTGATTTTGGATTTTAATGGTTACGAAAGGACTAAATAATGATTACAAACCTAATAGTAAACGGCATTAACTTAGAAGTAGAATACGACCTTGATATTAGTTCTGTATATTTTGGCGATCTTGAATCAGAATATGTAGAGATTGATATTATTAAAGTTGTATGGAACGCATCAGTATTAGAAAATGGTATTGAAGTTATTAGACAAGTAAATGTATTGCCGCTTATTCAAGCATTAGAGGATGTAGAAGCACTTAAGTTAATTATTCGTGATAGATTTGAGGACATAGAATGAGCAACGTATATACAAAGCTAATGCAAGCTAGACTAAAGCTACAAAACACAGCTTTAACTAAATCAGGTCATAATAAGTTTGCAGGTTATAAATACTTTGAACTTGGTGACTTTTTACCTACAATTCAAAACATTTTTAACGAACTAGGTTTATGTGGTGTGGTTTCATACACACAAGACCTTGCAACACTAACGATTACAGATGGAACAGATAACATTGTGATTACTAGTCCTATGGGTTCAGCAGCGTTAAAAGGTTGCCATGAAGTACAAAACATTGGTGCAGTAGAAACATACCAAAGACGTTACTTATGGGTAACAGCAATGGAAATTGTTGAGCATGATGTGTTAGATGCAGTAACAGGTACGGATAGTGGTACACCTGTAAAAAAGCCTGAATCTGTAGCTCCATTATCAGGTGCGCTTGACGGATTTACAAAACATGAAGTAGATTTGTTAAATGGATTGGCAGACGAAATTACATTCTTTGTTAAGAATAATGATGTAGCACAAGCGTTAGAAGTAGCAGGTAGTTTGACCAATGAGGAAAAGACTGCGTTATGGTCTTTATTAGATAGTAAAACACGTTCAGCAATGAAGAAAGGTTAGAAAATGGCACAATATGAACAACGAGATAACAGTGGTTCGCTTTTTAAGAACAACCGTAAGGAAAAAGATACTCATCCTGACTATACTGGTAATTGCATGGTTAATGGTAAGGAAATGCGAATGTCGGCTTGGATTAAAGAAGGCAAGTCTGGTAAGTTTTTTAGCTTTGCTTTTAGTGAGCCGTATGTAAAAGAAGCAGGTGAGCCAGCTAAAGCTAACGCTTATATTAGTGACCCTGATGAAGATATGATACCTTTTTAAAAAATACCTTGCTAAATTAGCTGATTTGTGGTAGACTGTTACTTTCAGTAGGAGATTATCATGAAAAAATGCTTTAAATGCAATGAAGAAAAAGAGTTATCAGAATTTTATAAACATTCAGGAATGACAGATGGGCATCTTAATAAATGCAAAATATGCACTAAAAAGGATGCTCATCAATTAAGACACAATAGTAATAGTAGAGAAAAAATACTTGCTTACGATAGAGCAAGAGGAAGTAGACATAAGCCAGGATATTTAAAAGAATATAGAGAAAAATATCCTAAAAAATATAGAGCGCATCAATTAGTAACAAATGCTATTAGATATAAAAAGTTATTTAAAGAGCCTTGTTTAATTTGTGGTAGTGATGAAGTTCATGCACATCATGATGATTATGACAAGCCGTTGAATATAAGATGGCTTTGTGCAGAACATCATAATCAATGGCACGCAGAACATGGTGAAGCATTAAATGCTATTTAAAGTCAACGAGGGGAAAGCATATTAGTCTGGTGGCCCAGGCCTCAATATCTTGTGATTATTTTATTGAACCTGTGAGTACCCTCACCAATTAGGAGGTAACATGAGAAAGCGTAATAACAATTTTGAAGAAATGTTAATGCAAAATATTAAAAAACAATTAT